CGACGTCTCGGTCATCGCGGGGCTGAATCCATACAAGACGCCGTATCAACTCTGGGCAGAGAAGTTGGGCAAGTACACGCCAGACCCAGTGAAACCTGCCGCCGTTCGCGGCATCCTGCTGGAGAACGCGGTTGCAGAGTTTTACGAGATGGAGACTGGCCGCGAGTTGCGCCGCAGCAACGGCATCGTGAGGCTCAAGGACATCCCGTGGGTGATGGCATCACTTGACCGCACCATCGTCGGCTCGGACGGCCTGTGCGAGATCAAAACGAGTACCAGTCCTCGCTGGAGTCTGCACCCAGTCCCGCCAGAGGTGGTGGCGCAGGTGCAGTGGCAAATGTTCGTCACCGGCGCACCGTGGTGCGACGTAGCAGTCCTGCTCGGTGGGTTGGTCTTCCGCATCAAGCGGGTGGCTGCGAGCATTGACTACCAGACGGAGTTGTACCGCAAGGCAGTGGAGTTTAGGAACGCGCTCGCAACGCAGACGCCGCCAGCCTTGCAGGGTCAGGACTCTGACGCGCTGGCTCAAGTCGTGCCGCAGGCGAGCGAAGAGTACGCAAACGCAACCGACGGCATTGACCGGGTGGCGGCGCTGTATTCGGAAAAGCAGTACGAATCTAAGTTGCTTGACGAAGAGTTGCAGAACCTCGCCATCTCGCTGAAGGAAGCGATCGGCGAAAAGGCAGGGATCGTCGGCAACGGATGGCAGGCAACGTGGAAGGCGAATAAGGCGTCGGTTAAGACCGACTGGAAGGAGGTCGCAACGAAAGTGGACCCGAAGATCATTGAAGCCGCGACGCGGGAAGTTCCAGGCGCGCGAGTCTTCCGATTCAAGAACGAGGAGGGACTATGAGCAAGGACATCGCAGCAGCACTACTCGCTCCATTCGAGGAGAAGGACCTGAAGCACCGTCCAGGGCGAGCAGGGATGACGTTCACCTACGCCGACGCGCGAGCAGTCGCGCAGCGGCTGGATGACGTCCTCGGCATTGAGGGCTGGCAGTTTGAGGTGAAGGTCGCAGACGGCGCACGCAACGTCGTCCACGGATCGCTCGCCGTCGTGATCGGTGGGAAGACCACCATCAGACAGGACTTCGGCTACCCCAACAGCGCACAGGATGACGAGCCGCTGAAGTCAGCGGCAAGTGATGCGCTCCGAAGGTGCGCCGCGCAGTTGGGAGTGGGCAGGAGCCTCTATTCACCAGAGAAGGGCGTCCCAGTGCCACTTGCGAGGGTTCCGCGCCTCTCCGTGGCTCCTACACCCCTCTCCGTTGATTCTGACGACGCTACGAGCGACGCCATCCTCGCTGCGAAGGCAGCAATGCTCTTCGCCGAGAACGTCGGTGACGAGACGTGCAGCCACGGCGAACTCTGGACTCTGAAGCCAGGCGGCATCAGCAAGGCAAGCGGCAAGCCGTACAACGCATTCTGGGCGGCGTCTCACAAGACCCCAGACGGCTCGTACTGCAAGGACAAGCCGAGCCAGAAGTTCATTGCGTCGCAGGCGCCTGCACCGGCGAAGCCCAAACTCGTGCCAGAGGATGACCTCGGCGAGATGCCGTTCTAAGCAAGAGAAAGTCGGAGGAGGACTGAAATGGCGCTATGGATCAAGTGGTCAGCACAAGCACACAAGGACGCAATCATCAGCAGCCTGAGCGACATTGAGTTTCGTGCGTTCGTCACGATCCTTGAAGTGGCGAAGGAGATGCGAAAGGGCGGCGAGTTCCGTGACCGAAGACACCTCGCAACGGTGATCGGGCCGCGCCTCTCAAGGTGCGTTCCCCGACTCATCGCCGAGGGTCTGCTGGAGGCATCTGGGGATGGTCTCGTCAAGGTCTCGAACTGGTCTCGATGGCAAGTGGACGCCACGTCGGCGATTCGGCAACAGAAGGCTCGTGCGGGAAAAGGGCTTGAGTCACGGTTTAGTCACGCTATAGAACTAGAGAAGAACCAGAACAGAACTAGAGAAGAGAAGACTCTTACTAACGGCGTGATGAGTATTGGCGAGATTATTGCGAAGGGAGGACGACGATGAGAGTCACCTTGACGCAAGAGGAGTGGGAGGAGGCAAAGCGCATTGGCAAGGAGCGAACCATCCAAAACGAGAACAGCAAGGACAAGGCGTACTACGACAGGAGCAGGATGGTCTACGAGGATGACGCCGTTGCCGGACACGCGGCAGCAGCGGCTGAGTGCGCCGTGGCAAAGGCAACCAATCGGACTTGGCACGCAAAGGTCTGGCCAGCCGCTGAGCATTGGAGGCACAAGGACGAGCCAGACGTTGGACGCAACATCGAGGTCAGGCACGTGACGAAATCACACTTCGGACTCGTGGTCAGGAAGAAGGACCTCGGCTCTGACAAGGTGCTCTTCCTTGCATACCCAGACCCAGAGACTGACTTTAGGGAGGTTGAGGTCGTTGGCTGGATCAAGGCAGAAGATGCCTGGGAGAAGGGCGAGCCGGCGTATGAAGACTCAAAGAGGGTTCGGCAGTCGCTGCTGAGCACACTCGTATGAGGTCGCTGGCGATTCTTGGGCCGCAGGGTAGCGGCAAGTCCACCATCGCGTCGCTCTTCGTGGAGCATCGTGAGTACCGTCGGCACGGCATCGCGGATGCCATCAAGCACATCGCTGCGATGGCGTACAACGACCTCGGCAAGAGCGAAATGCTGACCGTAAGCCGCAACTTTGGTGATAGCACCCTGACCGGTAGAGAACTGTTGCAGGACATTGGTGCGGCGATGCGTGGCGTGGACACGCACTTCTGGCTGCGGGTCTGGCGCAAGGACTACTTCGAGTTGAAGCGGATCGGCTTCGGCGTGGTCGTGGATGACGTGCGGCTGGATGCCGAGGTGCAGTACCTGCGATCCATTGACCCAGACATCTTCATCGTTCGGCTGACAGCCTCGGAGGAGGTCAGAAAGGAGAGGTTGGGCGGCAACCTGTACGGAGCCGCTGACATCACGGAAAGGGGCTGGACAGACAGCAGGTCAGACCTTACGGTGGACACGACGAGCCTGTCGCCTGAAGACGCCTACCGCGTCATCACAGACAAGATGGAGGAGGTCTAATGTTCAAGGAGTTGGAGATTCTTGCAGCACAGGCTGGCTACCGATTCGCCGAGGCCATCAAGGACGGCGACAAGTGGCACGTCATCCTTGACGATGAGGACGGCGAAATCACCTTCACCGGCGCAACCGTCCAGGAGGCGGTTGAGAAGGCAATCGAGCAACTCGTTCGCAGCCTGAGCAACATCGGTCACTGACGTGTGGGATAGCGTTGGTCTCGTGATCGCAGGGCTGCAACTATTCTTCGCGCTGATCGTCGGGCTGACGCTCCCAGTCGCGGCTAAGCGTGGCGGTGCGGCAGCGGGTACCATCTTCATCATCTTGGCGTTCGCCACGATGATCTGGATCGTAAGGAGCGTGCTATGGCAGCAGTAAAGGCGCAGCGAGGCGGACCTCGCAAGGAGCCTGTGTTCGCAGCGACGAGTTGCGGCGCGTGCAGCGGCGACCTGAACACGCTGAAGGAGTCGTGGCGCGTCAAGGTGATCACCTTCGTCGCCAATAAGCGCAACACCCGCTTCGCCTGGTATCACCGAGCCTGCGTGAAATGACCCGCATCGAGCGAGCCGCACCATTCCTTGACGAGAAGGTGATTGCGGTTCAAGACGGCGCCGATGCGTGGTGCGAGGAGCCTGGATTCTCTGGCCGCGTCTGGTGCAACCTCTCAATTCGATACGCCGATGCCATTGCGCCAGATGGCTGGTTTTTTCTGTACGAAGGGATCGGCAACCGCAAGACCAACGCCGATCTGATCAAGCACGGCGTGATGGAGATTGACGTCGCACGCTTCACGCTGAGCGACGGTGGCTCTGCAGTCTTGGCAAGGCTCGTCTGATGGGCTACTTCAAGGACCAAGCCACCGAGAAGATGATTGACCCAGCCAAGAGCCGCAAGGGGAAGAACAGCCGACAGCGTGGCAACGCATTCGAGCGAGAGGTTGCAAAGCGCCTGCTCGGTCAGCGCGTCGGGCAGTTCGGCGGCAAGCAAGACGTTGCGAACGATTGGCTCGCCGTGCAATGCAAGGTCGGCGGAAGTTTCAGCGAGC